ATGACTGAGTTCTTTAAGCTATCTACGACCGAACGCTTGGACGCCCTCGACGCGGCCGCCAGCACATCGGGCCTTTTGCCGCATCTTTTGGAGAAAGACGTTTGGGTGGTCTGGACATTGCGGCACCTCTTTACCGGACCATACGCTGACCACTTGGTATTCAAGGGCGGCACCTCGCTATCGAAGGCTTACGGTGTCATCCAACGCTTTTCCGAGGACGTGGATTGGACTTACGATATCCGTGCGATCGCTGCCGACATTGTGGGCGAGGCGGATTCGCCTTTGCCGGTCACCAAGAGCCAAGAGAAGAGATGGAGCAAGGAAATTCGAACACGCCTCGCTGGCTGGGTCGACGCAGAGATCGCGCCTCGACTCAAGCAGGATCTTGAGCACTCGGGATTACCGGCAACCGTGCGATCTGAAAACGACAACGTATTCATCGATTACATACCGTTAGCAAAAGGCACCGGCTATGTCGCCTCTACAGTCATGTTGGAGTTTGGTGCCCGCTCAACCGGAGAGCCTAGCGAACCGCGCGCTATACGCTGCGATGCAGCTGCTTATCTGCCAGGAATAGAGTTTCCAACCGCTACGCCACAAGTCATGCGTGCTGAACGCACATTCAGGGAAAAGGCGACGGCAATTCACGTGTTTTGCGCACAAGGCGCATTCCGTGGCGGCGAGCGCTTCGCGCGTCACTGGCATGACGTATCTCAACTGGATGCTGCCGGCTTCGTAGATGCTGCCATCGCTGACACAGCACTCGCTAGCGCGGTAGCCGAACACAAAAGTGCTTTCTTTGCGGAGAAAAACACGCAAGGTGACGTCATCGATTATCGAGCGGCGGTATCGGGCGCCCTGCAACTTATCCCTGGCGATGGTGCACTGGTGAAATTGTCAGCGGACTATCAACACATGATTGATGACGGATTGTTCCTTGATGACCCTGAACCGTTCGACACATTGCTGGAACGCTGTCGGGTCATACAACAGAAGGCCAATGCCGCAGGTCGATAAGAATCACGCCCATCCGGTACATTCCAGGCGGATCAAATACAGGCGTGTCGCTACACAATGGCGTAATTACACACCGAGACATCGTGGCCAACCGAAGGGAGCCCGAGAGCCCACCCTGGACTTACCAAAGATGAATGGCCAGATCGCTCCCACGCAAGCTTGCGTAACGTTGCAACATCCTGACGTCCCGATGACCGGTAATCTTTGATATCAAAACGTCGGACAGCTTGGTCTTTTCATACAATCTGCAGGTAGCCTCATGCCGAAGATCATGGAAATGCAGATCAACGACCTCTGAGTCTATAAAGATACCTCTGAACGTACGCGACAAATCGCTTGTCGTAATGTCGAGTTCACGCTCATTCCGGCTGCCGTTCCAAAACGGGAATAACCGCCCCTCCCTCCCCTTGATTCCTTTTGCATGAATTCTCAGATAGTCATCCAATAACGCGATGGCGGTGCTTGAAAGCGGCACCTGTCGATTGTCGCCATTTTTACTGCGCTCAAGATGAATGGTCTTTTTTATCAGGCTAACCTGATCGACGCTAAGCGTATAGCATTCTCGCATACGCATGGCCGTCTCGAGAGCAAGAATGAAGAAGACTTTTTCGTCCGGCGTGTTCCCCAGAATTTTTAGGATGCGTTTTTCTTCATCGGTATCGAGACGCCGATCACGTTCCACGTCGAATTTAGGTTTCTTACCAATGGCAATGAGGAGTTGACTATCCTCTTCCGTATAGGAAGCAAAACCACGCTTGAGAAGACGCAATGGGTTTTGCGCCATGATGTCGGGATGTTTTCTGATCATCCAATCGAAGCAACGCGCGAGGGCACCGTGCCGGTGTCGAATCGTAGAAGGGGAAAGATTCTGGACTCGTTTCATTTCACGGATCCATCCCTCCGCCCAATCGTAATTCAAAAAACCGGTTGTGCAGGTAAGCAATGAGGGGCGAATAGTATGCAGCAATTTGACATCGGAAACGGGAACAGAATTATCACGCAGGTATTCGTTCATGCATCGGGATATCGTCCAAGTCTCCAGACCGTGCTTACGATCAAGAAGGAAGGTCGGAACAATTCCCTGTGCCAACAAACCTTCTAGCTGCGCACCGTAAGCAAGTGCCTGCTCGCGAGATTCGAAAGTCGCATAGAACGGCTTATCGAGTGATTTGTTCGTAACACGTAATTGGAATTTCCCGTTTGGGAATGATTTTATCGTCGACATAATTAAGTATGGTGTCGACGAGCTTTCAGACTGTCTACGGCAAATTGGCCGTTTCAAGGGGGTATTACCACATTGGCGAACTAGCGCCAAACCACCTTGAACTAGCCCAGCATGGGCTAAGTCCTTGATATTATGGAGGCGGGGACCGGAGTCGAACCGGTCTACACGGCTTTGCAGGCCGCTGGTAATCATTTAAAATCAATTACTTACGATACATATCCGCCTTGATAAACGCCCAGCCTATTTTCTCATCCGCCCTGCATCCAGTATAACGCACATAAGTCGATTCGTATATTCGGCAGGATCAATGCGCGATTTCGTTGAATTTGGCAACGCACTTGGTATCGAGAGCGTTAGCAAACCTCATGGTCGCTATCTCTAGGGATAACGCATCCATCATGCCTTTCACAAATTGAGGACTGGTGCAGCGTTCCGCAACGAAGTCTTCTCCCTTTGATGCAATCAACTTGCGTATGTCGGCTTTCATTTTTTCAATCTGAGCCTGCTGATCCTTCAACTGGTTTGCGGCTGGAATATCCGTTCTCTCATAATAGCCAACAAGACTCTGCGTACAAGTCGCGTAAGCGGCGAAATACTGTTCGCACGCAATGGGAAGTTTTTGAGCCTGTGTCGGCATCTGCAAACCTACCGCTGTAAGGACTACGACCATTTTGGTAGCGCGTGAGATCATTTTCTTCGTCCGATCAAAAAGGTTGCCAATCGTCAACATACAGCAAATACTAGCATTAGTTCCGCAAATAGGTCTCGACCGATTTTCGATCCGCAGGGCCATCTATTCGAATCAGGTTCGCGTAGCCATTTTCCAGTTCGGCCCAGATCATGCCAAACGCATCGAAGACAGCGTGATCGATTCCAAATATCGGCTCCAGGCCGCCAATGTCGTTTTGTTGCCAAAAAGCATACTTGAACCGGATTTGCTGCGGGCAGGCCAAAAGGCACTTCTCGGCCAGCTCGGTGAGTTGCTGCTGTCGCTTCATGCGCGCTACCTGCGTCCAGGTCAAACCTTCGACCTCGGCCGGCGTCAGGTGCGTTTCGAGCGCAAACAATATGGCTGCCGCTTTCGGTTGCTTCGCATAGCGCAGTCCATTGCGCAGCTCGCCCGCAGTTAGGTAGACACGCTCTGGCGGGTTGTAATCGACCATTTGTGGTTCTGGAAACTCACCGCGTTCGACCGCTGCCTTGACCTCGTTGATCGCGATACTGATGGCTGTTTCCGCTTGGTCGCGCTTGCCATCGCCGGACATTTGGGCGATGAAAGCATAGATGGCGTGTGTGTTGATTTTGTCGACCGCTCGACTCCAGAGCGGCGATGTTGAGAGTGGCGAAACGCCGAGTAGACCGGCGATGCGACCAACGTCCTTGAGTGCTGGCATGTACTTTCCCTCCAACACTCAAGGATACCACTGGTCAATCTATAAGAGTAGCCCCACAGTGTTGCGAAATCCCATTTTTGTCTTCGTCAGTGCATTGGCAACACTGTCGCAGTTGTCTTCGGTAAAGCTCGACACCACCAGGCTGTAGCGGAAATCGCCTTCTGGCATGTATGCGTCGCTGATCCACTTCTGCTCGGTCGTCGTCATGATCGCCATGCGCTTTGCGCCGTCTTCAATAACCTTCTGGTGGCTGAAGTCGCCCTTGACCAGCGCCTTTACCAAGTCATCGCCAAAGCGTTTCAAGAATCGCTGATTGATGACCGATTTGGCATTGTCGATGAAGACCTGAACCAACTTGAAGCTGGCGTTATGTTTGAAGTATTGGTAAATCTGCTTGGCGCCAATTGGCTCGCAAACGATGACGACGTGATCCCCAATCGCGAAAAGCCGCAGCAGCTCATCGGTCGACATGCCGTACCAGTGTTCGCCGAACTGGACATACTCGACAAATGCGCCTGCGTCACGCATCGCGGCGAACTCGTCCTGGCTCACGAAGTAGTAATCTTTACCATTCACTTCGCCGGCGCGGGGTGAACGGGTGGTCGTGGAAATGGCCTTGAGGCAGCCGCGTTCCGCCATCATCGCTTCGAGGGTTGACTTGCCGGAACAGGACGGCCCTGTCAATGTGGTGATGCGCTTCATACTTCCTCCTTATTTGGGTTGTTGGCGAAGTCTCCGCCGTCATCGAGATTTGTAGTACCGGATATGCATGGCTCACCAAGACTTTGAACCTCTACCTCGCTCGAATACATCCCACCGTCTCCATTCTTGTGTTTCGCCAAAGCCTCTTCTTCCGAATTGGCGTCGACGAAAAATATCTGTGTGCCTGCTGCGGAGGTCACCGTACGCTCGATTAAAAATCGCTTCAAAGTCATGCCGTCGTCTCCGCTGGGGTTGGCGTTTCTGCTTTAGGCTGCTCGGTCGCACCGGCAGCGATCTTGTTGGTGATCATGACCAGAAAGCGGGTCATGGTGAACATTGGCACTTCGGCGCCGTTCTTGTCGATGACCTGGACAAGTCCACCTTTTGGCGTACGGAACATGCGTTCCGTCCAGGGCATCGTTGCCTTTACTGCTTGAAATTCCTCATCATTCATGCTGCTCCAACCTTTCGTTTTCCAGTTTCTTTTTTCAACAAAATCTTCATCATCAGAACTGAGCCTTCGGTTGTGGCGACGACGTACACCACACCGACCGCGACCATGTTCCACCAGTTGCCGGTCTTGACTGACTGCCATACCTGCATCGTGATCAAGATGTTTGTCACGTACCAAATGCCGTTCGAGCAGATGGCGGCGTAGCGGTGATAGTTCGGGTCGCCGCTGTTACGGCTGCGGCTTACCCATGTGAACGCCATGTTTTGTAAGAACGCGACGATTGCAAGCCTTATCAGGTCAAAGATAAATGAGTCCATCACGCCGCCTTCTTCATAGCTTCTGCAATGGCCGCACCGGACTTGGCCGCAGCCTCTTGTTCGAATACGCGCTCCAGGCTATCGGGTTCAAACTTGTCCAGACGGTAACAAGCCTCGACCATGCGCGGCAAGAACAGCGAGTAAAGAGTGTTGCTGTCAGAGGGTTTCATGATGCCGTTCGCGCACACCTTGATGATCTTGCCGATCCAGTCTGCCGGATTTGCTTCAATCTCGTCGCGCAACTTTTCATTCTTGACGGTCACATCCACGCGCAGCAAACCTTCAGACGTTTCGCACGCCAAGCTACCGGGGCGCCCAGCGTTCTTGCCGTTTGCCTTGCCTGGAACGATCGCGACAACCTTCAGATCCACCACGAACTCCAGCTTGAGCTTGATCTGATCTTTGCTTGTGCCGTCTCGCCAGATCGCTTTGCCGCGCTTTAACACCGTGCCTTCTTTGCCTTGCGCAAGCAGTTCCCCGTAATGCGCGTAAGCCGCTTCGAGGCTCTTGACGATGCGTGTCGGTATCAAGCGAACGCAGGAAAGAACATGGCCGCCAGAAGTTTCTCTGACAGCATTGACCTGCGTCAGAATGTCGGCCAGGCGCTTTCTGTATGGCTCGACGTATTTACCTTTCGGCACGACAGCGGTTAGTGGTATCTGATCCCATACGAGGAACACCGGTTTCTCGCCTAGCCCGAACACGCCGCCCTTCAAGACGCTGTTGAGAATGCCATTGCCAATTTCACGGGCAAGCGTTGAGCCGTCGCGCTCAACGATGACCTCGCCGTGACTTTGCGTTCCTGGTTTGAGTGTTCGCTTCACATCCGCGATCAAGTCGCCGAATTCATCGGTCGGGAACTGGCTACCCGCGCGCGATGACAAGAACACTTCGCCGCTGGCTTCGTGATCGACATTGAAGAACATGCCGTCGGCCTTTTCCTGCGAAATCTCGCCTTTGAACCAATCGAAATCGCTCATGTCGGTGTCCTTCGGCAGACAACAGCGCATGTAGGGGAAGTCAGGCACCAGACCGGGAAACGCCTTATTGGTCGTGTTTTCAGCAAAGCCGGCCCGCAGGTCTTTCAGCATGACGCGCTTGAAAAGCTCGGCCGACTCTGCCGTCAAGCTGTTGAGTTCGTTCGATACCGCGCTTTGCATGGCGTTGCCCGTTAGCGCTCTCGTGCGCATCGCTTCGAGAACGGCCCAAGTGTCTTCATTGAAGTTTCGTGTTGCGACTGCCGGCGCGTCGCGCGGCGGAACCTTCTTGATGCCGTAGCTTATCGTCGGGTCGCAGGCCGCCTTGAGGACGCGCTTAAGCAATTCACTGCTCGCGCAAGCCTTCAGCATCGCTTCCTTATCGTTCTTGCCTGGCGTGTCTCCGATCGTCTTGATCAGTCCAAACACTTCGTCGCTATTCATTTCGAGTTTCATACATTCTCCGTTTGTTGATTAAGGGTTGCAGCAATGCGCCGCGCGTACTGCAAAGGTGATTCGTTGGGCAGCATCATTGGCCGCCCTGAAATGCTTTTGATCGTCAGGGTCGAGGCCGGCCTGGCGATCGCTGCCACTGTTGTCTTGGGCACTTCTGGCACGCTAGTCATTGCCGTGTTGAATGCGTCCGCGTAGCTACCGCTGTCGATAAGCGGCGCCTTGATGGTTGACTTGAGCGCAGGAACGGTCGGCACTGCCGCGATACCAGTTTTGCGGCCGGCCGGTGGCACGTATTCTTGATAGCGGCCGCGATAGTTGGCCGCGCCATATACGTTGCTCACGAACGGCGCTTGGCGCGTGTCGCCATTCTGACGACGCGGCAGTTCGCTTTCCGGCGTCAGGTTTGTTATCGCCTTGTTTTGGTACGCCAGACTTGGGAAAAAGAACAGTGCTACGCCTTTCAATTTCTCTTGCTGTTGCATATCCTTCGCCTGACAGCGCCTGCATTGAATCGCCTGGTTGCAGTCGGCGGCGGTAGCGACAGGTCGACCAGCTTCCAGTTCCGAGACTTTGTACAGGCACGACGCGTAGGCCGGACTGCGCTCAACGACAGGGCACCCGCGTAGGTAATAGGCGTTGTATGGGCTTGCCGAATGTTCTGGCGGGTAATTCTTGTCGACTTCCGTCGTCGGTAAATTTTCGATCATCGTTATTCTCCTGTTACCAGCTTGCCCATGAACCGCCTCGATCTACTGGCGCTTCGTCTTTTGTTGTATCTACAATACCTATCGCCTCGTCGATCCAAACTCGCATGGCGTCAACGCTGAGATATGCCGTGATCGCCTCGCTCGTTTCCTTGTCCGCGTAGTGGTAGCGCACCGTGTCGATAACTGAATCAGTCGAAATTGGCGGCTTCCCGTTGTGAACGTGAAAGCCATGCAACGGAAACGACGATATTAGGTACTGCCCCTTACCAGTGCGAGGCGTGGTCTTCTCTTTCACGATTGCAAAATTCGCCCTCGTGGCGTCAGCGCTGTTGCTATAGCGCTCGATCTTTGTTGCGCCGCCGCCGTTCTTTTGCTTCATCGAACCGTACCGCTTAATCAAAATGGTTCGGTCGTCCGACACAACCTTGATCCGCACCGTTTCGTAAAACTTTGTGCCGCCGTCATGCTCTAAAAAGTTTGTCGTAATCTCATACATCCAACGTCTCCCGCGCACTGTGCGCTTGACCGATAAGTCATAGTTTATTCACCGCATTCAGGCAAACGAAGTCATTTGTGACTTATGCTGCAACCTTGCCTAATCGATTTGCCTGTAACCGCAATCGTGTCGCCATCATTGGAGTGACCACTTCCGCTTTCCAGAATGCATCGCGCACGTTCGCTGCCGAAGTCTCATTTGGATCGCAACCCGCCGGCAGAACAGCAATGCGCGTTCGTATCCCGCAGCCAATCAACCTCATACCAGTCTCGACAGCGGCAACCAGCGCGGCAGTCTCGGCGTCCCACATGATCGTTACTTCCTTCAGCCCCTTCTCTTTCAGCCGCATGATCTTGGCGAGTTGGCTATCTTCGTCGCCGTGCGACAGGTGCTTGCCGAAGCTGCCGACCGGAACAACATCACGCAGGGCCATATCACCGTCCAGAGCGATCTTTGTTGCCGCCACGTCGAATACCCCCTCCCCGATCACGATACGCGCCGCGCCGACCGCGTTGTGGCCGTTGTACAGATGCTTGCCGGTAGACGCGAAGCCGGGCGGGAACAAGTATTTCTTTTCCGCCCTGCCGGTGATGTCGCGACCCTGGAAGCTGACCAGATCGCCTTCCAGGTCAAAGACCGGAATAATGATCCGGTTGCTGTAGTCCTGGAACAGCTTGCGGTGCTTGTCATCCTCATAGTTGAACTTACCCTTCTGCGAGAATCGGAACGCGAAATACTTGGCAACATCAGCCGTGATATTCCGGTTCTCCAGGTACTTCAGGTTTCGCCCTTCATGCGGCAAGGCGATGGACGCCGGCAGCTTCAAACTGGCATGCGACAAGCTGACCGCCGCACCAATTCGCTTTGCCGGTCTCCAGCCCTGTTCGCGCGCAAACGCCTTGATATGCTCGACCGTATCCTTGCCCGACACGCCGAGCTGCGCCCGAATGAAGGAAAACTTGTTGTACTTCATTTCGCACACAAAGCAGTTGCCTAGCCCAGATTCCAATCCGACGTAGACCTTCCACTTCGAATTGCCGCAGCATGGGCACGTCTTGATGTTTGCCTGACGCCCGCTCGACCCGCGCGCCTGACGATAGTCAACACCCTCCTGATCGAGCCAATTCTCGATATCGATGGAGCGTATCGCCTCGTCAAGTTCTTCGTTGTCGTGCATCACTCCACCTTGATGATCGAAGTGATGAAGCGCATCATGGACAGCGCCTGCTTAATGAAGATCGTAAAGCCCGACTCCTGGTTACGTGACGCCGCGAAGTACAGGCGCGCTTCACCGGCCGCACGCTCTTCATCTGTCGCGTTGATCGAAATCACAATATCGGCTGTCCGAATCTTGTTGAAGTCTTCCGCTACGTCTGTCGCCTTTGCCACCGCCGACTTATTGCCTTCGCGATTGGTTTGCGTGGCAGTCAGCATGGCGAGATTTTCTTCGAACGCAATCGCGCGCAGACCGAGCCAGATGTTCTTGGAATTCTCGATAGCGTCATTGGTGCGGAAGTCCGGCGACATGATGTCGGCGTAATCGACCACTACCATGTCGAATACGATTGCCGGCGCCGTTGATCCGTCCGCGTTCAACCGTGGCGACTTGTAACGCTGAATCAGCGCATTGAGCATTGCTGGCGTCAGCGTGCCGCTTGGGTATTCGTGAATCTTCAATGCGCCATGTTTCGGCAGCTTGAGAATCACGTCTTCGACATCATGGATCTTCAGTTCAAGCTGCTTGACCGCGATACCTGAAATCGACGCGTCCAGACGCTCCGCAAGGATCTTGCCGGCGACTTCGCACGTCACATACAGCACATTGCGGCCCGACAGCGCGGCGCACTTCCCAAAATGCAGCAATGCGGTCGTTTTACCCGACTTGGCGCCGCCCATAATGACGGATAGTTCTCGACGCCCCCAACCCTTGTGGTACAGGAGGTTGTCGATTTGAATGTTGCCGGTTGTGATTCCGGCCGGCACCGCGCCCGCCACTGTCTTCTCCTGGCGCTCTCTGGTGCGCTCGGTAATTCTTTCGAAGTAGTCGTACTCTTCGCCGTCGACGTTCATGCCGACAGACGCGGCCAGCTTGATCGACGCCTCGATCTTCTTGAACTTTTCGTCCTTATTGATCTTGCTGTCGAGCATTTCTGCTGACTTCAAGATCGCCGCCGACATTGCTTGATACCGAGCAAACGACGCGACCGATTCGGCCATGCTGTCGCTATTGCCGATACTTGCGTCTTTGCTGAATACGGCCCGCATTGCTTCGCCAGCCAGTGCCAGGTCGTCGCCGCGAATCGTCTTATCCGTCTTCGCATCCCTGACCAACTGAATCGCGACTTTCGCCTCTGGCACCTCGTTGTATTTCTTGAAATACTTCAGCGCAAGATTGACGATAGCCGCCTCTCCCACGTTTTCGAAGTAGTCTGGCATTACCAGATGCCCAACCTTGCGCATAAAGCCGATGTCACGCATGACATGCGTGGCGATCTTGGTCTGGAACTCAGCACCGAAGTCGAACTTGTCCGCCTCGATCGTTACGCCTGGGGCCGACGCGGTGAGGGAATAGGCCGAGCCGATCATTGCGGCTACCGCGTCTTCTGCCTCTACCGCTGCTACAGACATGCTTCTTCCTTGACTGCTGGGCGTGGCGTTGCCGGTGAGAACTCGCTGATGTCATGCTTGAAGACGACACGATCAATTGTCATTTCTGGTGCGCCGTTGATTGGGGCGCGCAGCGTGATGGTGTACTTGTCGGAATGCTTTACGACTCCCTTTACTACCGTACCGTCGCACTTCTCGACGATAATTGATGCACCGGAAGTCTCCAGCGCTTTCAAGAATGCTTCATGACCCTTCGGCTGCTCCTTCTTTGGTGCCGCAGACGAACGGGCGCCAGATTTCAGCTTTAGCGTCGTACGTTGCAATACCGGCGTGACACCCTCTTCACGAGCCAGACGTGCGCCCTCTTCGATTTGCTGCTGACGTTCTACGCTGTCGTGTAGCGTTTTTGAGGCTGAAAACATAAATCTCCTGGTAATTTGCTGATTGCTTATTCACTCGAACAATTCAATTATAGCTCACCACTTACTTATCTTTCTTGAGAAAGTGAATTATTGTATTCACGGGCCTCGCAGATAACCTCCTCAGAAAAGTGCAGCATTGCTGTCTCAATGCGAATTGCGTCATGCACATATAACGCACTGTACAGAGCGAATTTAGGATGTTGTTTGCGTTTGATCTGCTCGACGATGAAATCCTCGTACGCAAGCTGATCTTCGCCGCCGACGTGTTGCGCGGCGGTAAAGCGCGACGATTTGGCAAACTGGATCTTACTGGCGCACTCTTCCGCCCACGCGTTCATGACATACACGATCATGTCGTTGTTGTTGACCACATGACAAGGGCGCGGCGGCCGTCGCCAGCCGCGCTCAAGGTGCCAATCCATCGCTTTGCGGCAAAAGAAGTCGTATCGCACGCCAAGCTCGTCGACCTTTTGACGAAGACTCCAGAACGACGTTTTCTCCCGCACCTGTATGAAGTCTTTGCCCTTGAATGACGCCATGAAGCCGCCGCCCTTGCCGTACCCGACATTCATGAAGTTGCCGTACGCCCTGTTGAAATGATGCGCAAACAGGTATGTCGCCTGGGTCGGGTGCATGGGCCGGTAGTCGAACCATTTATCCTTCATGAGCGCCTGCTCGCGATCCCGCAGCTTGACGCCGATGTTCGCTATCGCCAGCACATCACATTCACTCCGGGTTAGCTCCGACCCAAAATAGGGGCCGTGCGTGTCTTTCTCTTCCACTTGATTCACTTGGGAACCGCCTCTCTCCGCGTATATTCTGTATTTCTTTAAATCTGTACTTCTTTATTATAGATAAGACTTTATGTTAAGCGTGGCATTCCCAAGTGAATGAGGCGCCGGCCCCACCCACTTGTCCATCTTTGTTTCTTATCGCAAAAGCACAGGGTTGATGCGGCTCGGCGCCGGCTGCTCGTACGCCTCCACGATCTCCCGCACGAAGCCACTACGCACGATATCTTTCTTTTCAAACAATACGACCTTGACCGAGGATATGTGCATGATCCGGTTGGCCGCATCGACAAAGCCAGACTGCCCTTTGATGTCCACCTGCGATTCGTCACCGTTGACAACCACGGTTGCGTCCTCACCGATCCGCGTCAGGAACAGCTTGAACTGCTCCGGTGTCGCGTTCTGCGCTTCGTCAAGCATCACAAAGGCGCGTTTGAAGGTCTTGCCGCGCATGTAGGCGAACGGCTCGCACTTGATCCGCCCCTCTTTGATCAAATAGTCCACGAATGACTTGCCCAGGCGCTCCTCGAATACGTCGCGCACCGGATCGAAGTAGGCATCGAACTTCTCCTCCTTGTCGCCTGGCAGAAAGCCCAAGTTCTCGCCGCCCGCCTCGACTGCCGGCCGCGTCAGGATAATCTTGTCAACCTTCTTTTCCATCAGTGCGTCTGCCGCCAGGGTAGCCGCCACATAGGTCTTGCCCGTACCCGCCGGCCCCATCCCGAACACAACGCTACCCGGTAGGCGAATTGCTGCCGCGTACTTGCGCTGCTTGTCGGTCTTGGGTTCAAATGGCGCAGCGCGCAGCGGACGTGCCGGCACTGTGTAATCTGAGAATTGCTGTTCGGGGAGTATTCCTGCGCGCTTCGCTTGACGTTTGCCGCTACGGTCTGACTTATCACTACGTGCCATAAATTCCGCTTCCAGATGGTTGGTTGGTCAGAGCCTTATAATAACTCACTGATGACTTATCAAACAAGCTGAAAGCGGGATTATTTTTTATTTCATTTGCAAGACCTTGACAACGTGCGAATCAACCTCGCTCGGCGCACGGCAATACATCTTCCCGCCCGCCACCGCAAAGTCTGTGATCGTCACGTAGTCGTGCAGTGTGGCGCGCGTCTGCGTGTCGATATGGGCGATGTCGAAGCCGCAATGCCACTTCTCGCCCTCACAATACGACGCGCTACGCTTGTGACCGCTGCCGAGCTGGTGCCACTCGAACGCGCCGTAAATCGGAGTGAAGTCGGGCCAGACAATGTGCTTGTGGTGGTGGCCGTTCACACCAGGCATTTTCCAGTCACGAGCGAATGGGAAGTGATGGCAGACGAAGGTGTCGTAATAGATTTTGTAGTTCTGGGCCAGCTCTTTTTCGAAGTCGCGTTTGGTGAAGGCGGCCAAGTCGGCTTTGGCGATGTAGTTGATCTCGAACGCATCTAGGCCCAATATCTTCGCTACCGTCCAGCCATGCAGGTCTGCCAGCACTGCGCGGATCGCCGGCGACTCATCAGCCAGGTGACGCAAGAGCCGCGCTTCATGGTTCCCTTCGATAAAGTCGATCTGTGCCTGGGGTGCGGCGGCGCGTGTTGGGCCAAGAATGCGCTCGTGAGCGAACTTGATGCGCCCTACTACATCCCACTCACGCGGGTCGACGCCGTACTTGCCGAACTCAGGCAGGTCAAAGATGTCGCCGTTGAACACGATGATGTCCGGCTGTACGCGCTTGACGGTATCGAGCCATACTCGCAGGTAGAACTCGTCGATCTCGATGTCATGAAGATCCGAGCAGACCATGATGGTCTTGAATCGACCGCTGCCGTCCTTCAGGTACTTGACATCGTAATCCTGCCGATCGATGTTCATCTGCCGGTAGTGATCTACTGAGGCATGCTTGGCGATGCTGCGCTCAAGTCCGTGTTGCTGGCGCGACAGGGTGATTCCTGCCTGGCGTTTGAATTCGAGGAAGGTGCCGAAATACCGGTTCCAGGTCGACTCGGAGATACCTGAATGGTTGCGGAAGTAATTGCGGGTGATGACCTTTTCCGTGTCGATCTGGGCAATGCGGCGCAGCTCTTTGATGCAGTCTTCTGCCGTCCAGTCGATCATGAACTTTGATGCGTCTTCCGACATAGGCACTTCAGCCATTGAGGCGCGCAAGATCAGCTTGGTTGCTGTCGAATCGCCCTTGGCAAGACTGCGCAATGTGCCAGCCTTGTTGCGTACTGTCTTGATAGAGACATCCAATTCGCTTGCAACATCTGCGAGTGTTGGGTAGGTCTCAAGGTCGTTGTAGACCTCGATGAAGCGCTGCATGTCAGTTGGAATCATATAAGCGGAAATTTGGTCGATAAAAAAGGCAGACTCGAAGGAGCCTGCCTTTGTCTAAGTCATGTGTGACTTATCAATTACGCCGCAGCAGGAACCGGTGTTGCTGGAGCCGGTGTGGTTGCGGCAACAACGCCAGCCAGGCCAGTCGCCTGGTAAGCGGCAATCACGGCGCTGACATGCGGCCAGACCGATTCAAATGCCACTTCAGCATTGCCGAACTGCGTGTAGACCGAATTCAAGCCAGCTTTGACCAAGTTCAGCTTGGTGTCGGCTGGCGCGTTCGGGCCGAGGCTTGTCTCGATGGAGTTAATCAGCGAGATACCGGCAGGGATTAAGCCTGCGACACCTTCAACTGTCGATACTGCTGCGCTAAAATTAAACATGGTATTTCCTTTCAGTTGATACATTTCACTTCAAAAATGACCCCATCAATCGAGGTCAGGATATTTGCTGCTATTTGTTCCGGCGTTTCGGTTGTGTTGTTTGGCGACTCAACCGAAGTAGGCGTTTCCTCCCTCTGCGTCGTCCTGAACTCCGGCTTGACCGATATGCCGCACCCTACTTTCGGTGTCAGTGCGCTCTTCAGTGTCGCTAGGGAGATCAACTTCGGCTGGCACTCCTTGGCGGACGATCGGATCGCTCTCTGGAGCGGCGTCGCCTCCTTTGGATGGCAATAATCCTCCGCTCTTGCTCGTGATGTTGTTAAGCACGACATGCACAACAGCAACGATGCCAGAAGCAATTGCGATGGCGGTGGGGGTGTCCAATTTAATACCATAGCCAAAATCTCCCGCAACCTTCACCAAAGCAGTCAGTACCGTCGCCAACAAGGCGGCAGCGTTACCGCCGTCGTGCCAGGCTTCAGGGTTCGCAACCTCGTTGCCCTTACGGAACAACGAGAGTAAATCCATTACTTTTTCCATATTTACCTCATCGGTGACTTAGTTATCTTGTGCGCCAAAACGCAGGTCTGCCGCAATACGTCGCGCCCACCCCTTGCCAGCATGATCCCAATTCTTACATCCGGTCATGAAGACCAGACGTTCAGCCAGGAAGCGCATAATGAAATCGTGCGCCGCCATCGCTTTGACCGCAGCCAGGGTGACGGGGCCGATATGGCCGTCGTCTGCGCATCCAACTGCGCGCTGCAAAGCGCGAATTGCTGTGCTGATGCCGGAGTTGACCGCGAAGTCGAGCATCTGGAAGCCGACGCCGAACGCTTGTTCGTCCAGACGCGCTGCGTCCCAAAAGTCGCGCTTGTAGAGCGCAATTGCCTGTTCGCGAGTCAGTTCCTTGATGTCAACGGTCGGGTAGCTGCGCTTGCTGATGCCCCAATTGGTTTCGCCGCCTGGGTCATGCGGGTCGTCGACATAGCCGCCTTCATTGCCGAGCAGACGGTTGATTGCGACGTGGAAGTCTGGTTTTTCGACCAAAACAACGTCGGCGTGGTGTGTGAATCCAAAAAACATGGTTTCTCCTGGTTAGTGCGGCGGTGTAGCTGTCACGCCATGAGCCGCGAATAGGGACGTGAAAATTTGAGTTGCTATAAAGGTGACCACGCCACCGACAATTGACCAGACGACTTTCATCGTGTGGTTGGCTCCAGCCTCTTTGCCGATGTTCGCAGCCTGCTTCAGCTCGGTTGCGCGCTCACGTTCTTCGAGCGCACCAATGGCGACGTCATGGCGCTTGATGGTTTCCGCAGTATTGGCATGCCTTTCTTCCAGCACGGCCAGGCGAGTGATTGCTTCCGCAACCAGCTTCATGCTGTCGCGCATGTCGCGAATGTCCTGTTGCATCTGCTTCATCTGCGATTCAAGCGAGTGGTCAGGAGGCATTTCGGTTCCTTGTGATCCTGGTTGTCCATGTCATTCCTTCGTCACTCGCTCGCAAAGGTACAGAAGCCTGAAGTCTATCAGGCTCCGCTGATTTAATCAAGTCACCGCTTACTTATTTGTGAAGACAAATTTGGCGTCCAGTGAGATGCGCCGCCCAACCTCACTGCCGCGTAGAACGCTTCAGCTTCAACTTCATCCACGCCGCATAGTAGAACCATTTCCTTCAGTACCTTGTCGGCAGTTTCCCGGTCTACAGGGTGGGCCGTGTATAGGAAGTCATGCACCGTTCCGGCCCGTCGTGCGCGATCACCCAGGATGTCGAACACACCAGGAATGCGCGGCACCGAGCAGAAGTCCGTCTCGAAGCCGACTGGCACGGTAAAGGTTTGTGCGGCCACGTCAGATTGGTAGGAGAACGCCTCAAGCACGCTCCACGTCCCATCGGTGATGTCATCGACCAACTCCACTCGCAATTTGTTTAAGAATTGACTCATTGTTTCCTCCAGTGTTAAGAAAAATATAGCTTGACGGTGGTAAGCTGTTCGGTGGCGGTTGGCTGCGTTGTAAGGATTGTATTGGCAAGGTCTGTTGTCATGCCCGAAATTGGAACCGTGATCGTCCCAACGCCAGGCAAAGCAACGCCCGCCAGGTAATTCACAGCGGCGATCGTGTCCGCCCTCTGAAGATCCACCCACTTTCGCGCGGTGATGTTTTTGATCATCGCCTGCGCTGCCGGATCGGTGTTCATCAAGACTGCCAATTGCAAGTTGCCGAAGCGGTCAAAGAAATCACCAACGTCCATATACCAGAGGTATGCTGGCGGTACTGGCGCTGGTGGGGCAGCGTATGCCGGTGGGTCGGTTGTTGCGAACATGATTAATCCTTTGTCTGGTAGCGAAGCTGCGTATAGTAGGCAGAAGTTTCAATATTGTCGTATCGATTGATGCCGAATTCATTGCGGAAAGACCAATTTCCAGAGCGGTTAAGCGCATACACAGCATCGATAAAGTCAAAATTTCCGACAACGTAGGATGCACTCCCTCCTCCTTGAATGAGATACCCGGCCTGCGGCATAAAGATGCCATCAAAGCTCATCAAAAGAGCGATCATCGATGCATCGGAGCCAGAGGCTCCAACAGTTGTATATGCGACGTTTGGGTAACTCATCGTGAAAATTGACTGCCTGCCATTCTCCAATTTGGTGGCAGAGAGGTTTTGCAACCCATTCCAGATTGGCCCGTAATTTAAAGGCGGACTTTTATAGGCGGGTGCCCCACTCGCGTAGGTTAAGGAGCCGTCTGCTACGCTGGCGTTTGGCGCTGCCGTAGCTAGTTGACTAGGGAGACGCGGATATGCCAAGTCGAAATCGGCAACCGCATAAAGCTGCGTTGGCGTAACGTATATTGCGGCCCCATTCTCGCATAATGCGCCGACCGTTCCTGTGGTGCCGAGTGCGCTTGATAGCTTTGCGTTACTTACTGCGACAGTCACAGAAGCGCCCTTTGCTGCGCCTGTCGTCGCGATTCCTATTTCAACGCCATACGCAAAGGTGTTATCTAGTGACTCTTCCGCAGTAGTCCAATAACCTGATGCATAACCGGAGGTGGAGGACGCTGTAGTTGGGAAGAACATAGGGATATATGTGATACCGACCGGCGCATTGTTTGATGCGTAGGCCCAGCCAATCGCCGCATTATTAATTCCACCTATCGGCGAGTACGCCTTGGAGTATGCGACGATCCCCCCGGAGGTGATAGCCGCCCCTGTAAAAGGAATCTTAAGGTGACAGTTTGCCTCGATGTAGTAAAAATTGTAACCATCGTAATACGTGTGCGAGCCAGTTCCACAGCGAGACAGAGGAGCCGAGGGGGTGGGCGTATTAACAAAGGTGTTGTTCGGTCCGAGAATTGGAACCACATTGCCTATCGTCAGTGTCTTTGTGCCAGGAACGTAGGTCAGCAGAGTGAGTGCGCCAGCAATTGCTCCGCTGGGGCTTCCAGCAGAGTATTGGTACAAAACAATCTGATTGCTTGAGTTCAAAGGCGACAGCATGAAACCAGATCCAGAGCGCCCGGTGAAATTTGCCTGCGCAGCAGTCAAGGCATACGTGGCATTGATCGTAAAGGTAAGTCCCGATGTGTTCAGGGTAACAACATACAGCGTGCCGTAAGTGCCGATATCCGAGCGGAAATACAAGAAGGTTCCAGTGTTTCCAAGCGGGATAAGATCGATATTTGCAACTGCTCCTCCCGCAGTAATGCCCAGCGTTGCAACAGGCTGGTTGGTTCCTACCGTTAGCGCGCCTGCCGAAGTAACAGATACCGCCTGAAGTCCTCCGACAGTCTCGCCAGCGATTACCCCGTATCCGTTTTGCACTTTTACGAAAGCGATGCTGTACGAGGTCGTGATTGTTCCAGATACTTCGGTTTCGCCACCAATGACCGCTCCCGTCGAGCCGTTACACATTACGGCGTAAACGATAGAGTTGTAAGTTACAAGTGTCATCCAAACATCGTTTGCGCCACTATTATCAAAAATCTTTACGGGCTGTGATGGCATTACTTGGTACGGCAAAGGTGTTGCGACAGAAAAATTGGTGTAATTTAGATTCCCATTTGTCCTGCTGATCCGTGTCCAGAAGGGCCATGCATTATTGCCGGCAGAGCCGTCGAGGTATCCATACAGAGAGTCAGTCTCCGTGTCGTAGACAAAATCGCGGTTGGTGTCGGAGCCGGTGCCGGGGAATTCTATCTTGCCGTATCCTGCCATTGCCGAGGCATTATTAGAATTCTTCAAATAGGTGTTGCCAGAGGTCGTGTTCGTCACGGGGAAATTCGCTCTGTACAGCGGCGCGCTGACATTTCCGTCATACCCCAGCAACACTTTATCCCCAGGCTGAATTGTGCGGAACCCGGTGTTGACAAACGATAGGAGTGTGTTCTGCGAGTTAAAAAGTTGACTTGTTCTCATGCTATAAGGCATCCCACGTTAGCGTCAGTCCAAGTGAGCTGACGTGTTTCATAATTGATATCGCTAATCAAGTTGACTGTTGATCCGTTGACCTTGTTGCCGTTAAGGGCGATTGTCGCGTTGCCGGTGGGGTTAGCGAAGGTTCCAGCGTAGTCGCGCCACGCTACCGTTTGATTGGCAGTGAGCGTCGGCAAGGTGATGGTTACGGGGCCAGTGCTGGTGTCGATGTCGTACGCGCCGCCAGCGACGGCCATATAGGTGCCGCCGGCCGCTGTCACTGTTGCCGCGTTAACGTAAGTCCAGGTCGTCGTCACGTTGGATAGCGCGGACGTTATTGCTGCCTTGACAAACGCGGTATCGGCGACACTGAGCGAGTTATCGGATGTCGCTGGCGTGACCGCAAGGGTTGGTGTCGTGAGTATCGCACTTGCCACAAGTCCGCTCGCCAGTGTCGCCGTTGCGGCGTTGCCTGTCGTGCTTTGGTTAAATGTTGGCACCGTTCCGGTCAGGCCGCTCCAGGGCATGTTTGTGGCTGTTGCCGCGTTGCCTGTCGTGCTTTGATTAAGCGTTGGAAACGTCCCGATAGCCGACGCCGTGCTGAGAAGCGTTCCCGATGTCGGCAGCGTGACATTCGTCGGGCCGGTAGCGGTGATATTCGTCGCGAACGCGCCATTGAAGGCAATATTGCCTCCAACTGTAAGCGTATTAGAGCCGTTGTTGACGCCAGTGCCGCCATTTGCGGGCGCTGCGATTCCGGTGATATTCGAGGAAGTGCCGGTGATATTTGCTGTCGAAGTGATGTAGCCGGCCGGATTTGTGGAGTTGTATGGCACATACCCCAGCCCAACTTCAGCAACGGCCCAATTTGCGGCAGTCTGCCCAGGAGCGTTCGCCAGGGCGCGAACAGTCGTGCCAATCGCGTCGCCATTTAGCGGCCCCGCTGTCGCAACCGTGCCAATTGTCCAGATATCGCCTCTCACAATGGCCCCGGACGTTCCTGTGCCGCCCGTGGTCGGGTAGGTGTTGACAGAGGCATTAAAAGATCCGCAGTCGTTCCACATGCCGACAACGATAGAGTTCGCGTAAGCCTCTGCCGACGCAAGCACTACGGCATCAGCGGCAGCTTGTGCCGTCGACACGGGCTTATTGGCGTCACTCGTGTTGTTGACGTTACCCAGGCCAATTCCCGCCGCTGTGACGGTTGGGGTGTTTGTCAGATCGGTATAGGAACCGGAGGTTGCAACTGTGGCGAACGTCGGCTTGTTCAGGATCTCGGCAGTGCCGCTTGTGGCATTCCAGTCAGAATTGATCTGCCCTACCGTCGCCTGTTGCGCCGACTCGGCAGCCTGGGCCGCACTTTGAGCTGCTGACATTGCGCTTGTGGCGGAGCTGGTCGCTTGTGTGGTGGCTGTGGTGGCGCTGACGGCAGCATTTACGGCGGAACTGCCTGCTGCGCTTGCCGATCCCGCCGCCGATGTTGCGCTGCCGCTTGCGTTTGTAGCCGATGCAGCGGCCGCCGTTGCGCTACCAGCCGCATTTGTCGCCTGAGTGGTTGCCGTGGTCGCTTGTGTTGTTGCGGTGCTGGCTTCGGAAGTGGCAATGGCGGCTTGATTCGTGGCCGTCGTCGCTTGATTAGTTGCCGTTGTAGCGGAGCTGGCGGCAGAATTGGCACTACCTGCTGCGGCTGTGGCGCTGCCGCTTGCGTTCGTGGCCTGCGCCGTTGCAACACCAGCCTGCGCCGTCGCCACGCCTGCTTCACTGGTCGCTGTCGTGGCCGAATTAGCAGCGGAGGTTGCGCTTGTCGCCGCGTTTGTCGCCTGGGTAGTAGCGATGCCCGCCTCGGTCGCGGCGGTCGCGGCTTCATTGGTCGCCGTTGTTGCCGATGTGGCTGCCGACGACGCTGAAGCTGCCGCCTGAGTCGCAGACAGCGTTGCTGCTGTGTTCTGCGCGACCGCTGCCGCATCATTCGCCTGCCATCCTGTTGCCGTGTAGATCATCAGGATTTGGTTCGTCGAATTCCAGTATTCTGCACCCACCGCTACAGGGGCACCGTTCAAATCCAGCGTTGGGTTGGTGGCTTGGCTACCAAGCCATCTTGCGTTGAATGACGCCAAGCCCGCCGTCAGTGCTGTTGCCGATGTCGCCGCTGCCGTTGCCGAGCCTGCCGCATTCGTGGCGGAAGTAGCGGAGCTGGTCGCGCTGGTGGCCGCTGCGGTAGCGGAGCCGGATGCTGCCGTGGCGCTATTTGTGGCGCTTGTCGCCTCAGTCGTCGCTGTCGTCGATGCCGTGGTTGCCGAGGCCATATCCGCTGCAATGGTTGCGACCGCTGCCGTTACGATTGCCACGTTGGCCGCATTCTGTGCAAAGCCTGTCGGCGATGCATCGGTCATCATGATCTGAAGCGCATGCATCGAAGCGTTGTAAATCGCCGCCGTACCCACGTCACCCTGCGAAAGCAGAGGCAAGTTGTCCGGGTACGTGAAATCAACGACGAAGACGCACGCCTGCGATGGGTTCGTGGTGCCGACATAGTTGCCGGTCAGCGTGACGATGGTGTTGCTGCCGTCGAATGTCGAGTCAATCGCCACCGTGTAGGGTGTCAGGACGCCCACCACCATGAAAATGGAGTTTTGGTGAATTCTCGACGTAAGATTTACGCCAGGAATAACCACCGTCGCGCTGCCGCTTGTAACGCTACAGGTCTGCTTAACTTGACTCATTTCATTCCACCAATTCGAATTCTGCAAATTCTAACATAAGTCATTGGTGACTTATGTATAAGGCCGCAATTAATCTTTCTTTGGCGGCAGAGGCAACTTGGGGTACTTTTTCTTGACCTCTGCGCATTTAGCCATATAAGCCTCCAGCAACGAGGAATCATCCCCCTGCGTGTGCCAATACATTGCGTCAGCAAAGTCCACCAATGGCGGGTATTCTTTCGCCCGCAACTTGCGGTAGTCTTCCGTGTGCGTAATCTTTATCATGCTGTCACCGTAAAATTGGCATCGAGATAGGGGAAGGCCGACACCTTTACAGCGTAGGTGCCGCTTTGGGTAAGCGAGAGCGCGGCGCTTGTGTCAGCGCAAGGGTACGGCGAACCATTGATCGAAATCGTGCAAGGGTTCGGTAGGTTCGACAGCTCCGTGCCGGCAATCGTCGCAGAGTTTGCTGGGCGTGGCGTCACCACCCCATTAAGCACGTAGTCCAAATTGAGATCGGCCGTTCCCTCAATCACGCTTACTGTCGATGTCGTCAGAAGCGCCATTGCGTAAGCCGGCACTACGCCTACCTGCGTGATTAGGCCGGCCTGGTCGTGACACACAAACAGAGTCGGATTATTGGGATTTGATGGATCAACCAGCATGGTCATTTTTTCAGCTCCAGTACCGAGATAAATGTTGAGCAGGATGAGAAGCCAGACGTCGTAAGCACGTACGAGTAAGTGCCCGCTGCGGGCGAATCAAGCCACATAATTGGAATTGTCACCGCCTGTCCGTTTTCAACGGCACAACTGTTTGTCGTAATCACGGTGCCGGCGCTCACGACCCTAGTCAGGGTGGCTGTCGTGTTTTGATAGCCGCTTGCGCCCGCCGCGATGCCTGTCACCTGGCAAAGAATCTGGACGTTGCCGCCGATCGTTGTCAGTGGCACGCTTACCGAGCTTGAGCCTGCGGCGGCGGCCGTTTGCGTAACCGCGTTACCGGTGATTTGATTGGTGCCGACGGTTAGACTTGCCATCTGCGCGTTCGTGACCTGAAGGTTGCCGATCTTTGCGGTCGAAATTGTCGCGTCACCAATCAGGGCGCTTGACAGGATTACCTCTGGAACGCCATTGACCGCGCCGATGGTGAACGGGTTGACCGATGGGTAGCTTGGCATCGTGACTGCGAACGAATCGGCCCGAACGAGGAATTCGGACGTTGGGGCGCCGTTCGCTGCCGTCGTTGCCAAGCCAAAGCCCGCCACGTAGCCGTTGGTGTCGATCTTGACTGTGTATTGGCCGCTCAACCCGTTGATTGAGGTCATTGCCTCATCAATGGTGGTCGTATTGTTGCCGACGGTAGTCGATAGCAGGTTCAGCGATTGCGCTGTCGCAGCGTTCGCCGCAGCAGCCGTTTGGGCGTTTGTCGTGATAAGCGCTTGGGCGCCACTGACCGCCGACTGCAAGGCGCCAACTTCGGACGCGACGGCCGAGGTTGCGGTTGCGGCTGTAGTGGCGTTGGCGATAATACTTGCGCCGTTGGCCCCAACATCAGCCAGCAACGTAGTCAATGACGCCGCTGTCGACGTATTGATGGTCGTTTGTGCTGCCTGGTTTGATTCGATGGCGGCAGCGTTTGAGTTCGTCGTCGCAGTGAGCGTATCGATCTGCGTGGCTATCCCTGTCGTCGCCGTGTTGAGCGAGTTTGTCAGGTCGGTAACGGCGGTGCCACGCGCCAGCGCCTCTGCCTCCAATGCCGCCGTCTGCGCATTTGCCGACACCAATATCTGCGCGGCGACGCTGCCGGCCATATCTGGCGATCCGCTGATCAGTTCGATCTGAGTTTGCAGATCGGTACTGAGCATTGGAATTGTAAGCGCGCCAGCGGCAATTGCTGCGACATTCAGATTAGTCGTGGCAAAAGCGCAAGGTGCAAACGGCGTCAGTTCTGTCTCGCCAAATACGTCATACGCGGCAATGCGATAGAAGTAGTTCGTGGCAAACATCAAGTTTGTCAGATTGATAACCGAGTCAGGGCCGTCGAATACCTTGAATGCCTGCATTGCCGTCGACGTGATATCGCCAGAAATATCCTCTTCCGCTTCTGACATGAAGACGATCGTGCCGGCAAAGTCAGCACAGGTCGAATACGTGTACGATATTGCCGCGCTGTCGAAGTTCGCCGTTGCGGTAGTGCCGGTAATCGTTGGCGGCGTATTCAAACAATCTACCGTCGACACTTTGCCCAGATTATTGGACGTGTCACGCATGCAAATTTGCACTTGCAGGTAGCGTTCAAGTCCATCCGAGAAGTTGTGTTCATACGGGTAGAAGTAGCTATTGGCCGTCACATACTCGGTTCTGCGCAGAACGGTGCCCGTTTGATCGAACACTTGAACTTGATAGTCTTGAAATTGCGGGTCGAGCGATCCGGCGTCGGCGCCGGTCGGTTCAGATCCGAATTCGTACGAGGCGGTTGTCGAGTTGTAATTCCAATTCAACAGAAGATCGCGGCCAACCCAGAGGAATTCGGTGCCAGTGACGCCACCCACGCTCACTACCGGCAGAGTACCGGTGATGAAGACCGTTGAAGAAGGCGCACCGGTAAGCGGCGCCCTGTTGCCATTAACATCGAACGCGACAACGGTCACGATAATGGTGTCGTTCTTGACCGCGCTGATTGCCGCGCTAACAACATTCGAGACTGAGCCGTAGAGGGCATTGGCGCCACCATTGCGCGCAACCCAGATGTCCGCGCCGGCATATAGACCGTCGGCCGGCGCAACCCATGTGATCTGCGCTTCACTGACCACGGTCGGGCCTGCGACGTAGGTTTCTTCGTAGGCGGTCACGCTTGTTACTTGGCCGATCGGGCCTGATGTCGCCTCAAGCATTGGCGGGATGGACGAGCTGTAACGCGAAAAGTCATAGACCAGGGGGTTGTACTGGAGCGCCGTAATGTCGCGCCGGTAATCTTGCGACCCCTCGATCTTCGTGATGCGGAAAATCTGCTGCGCCTTGGTGACGTCGCCGAACATCCAATTTGCATAGAGCGCAGGAGCCTGCATCAATGGGTGTTGGAGCGTCAGCGTGGTCGTTACGGCTGGCGAGTCCGGCGTTGTAGCGTTGACGACGTTTGCCGTTTCTACATAATCCGTTTCGTAGAGTGTGTAGGTATCGCCTACTGCAAGCCCCGTTGGGTCGTCTACGGTTACCCCAAAGACGCCAGGTGCGATTTCGAAGGTTCCCGATACGCGCGTGTCGATGGAGCCAACCACAAAGCGCGATACCGTCTGCGTGCCGCTAAAGCCGGTGATGAATATCGTGTCGAGGGCGATATTGGTGATGGTGCCGGTCGCCATGACAGCCGTGTCGTGATTCACGAGCAGAATGTACTGAATGCCGTAATTCAACGTGACTGGTCGATCCAGATTAATGACCGAAGTCGTGCTGCCGGCCGGAAACCGCCCCGCCTGGGCGTAGTTCGGCATGTCATGCTGGATATAAACCAGATCGCCAAGGTTACAGGCGACTGCCTCCATCGGGGCGCTGAATGTCACCGTCTTGAGGATGTACTGGTTCATGTTCAACATGAACTGCGCCTCTTTGTAAGCCGTCGCTACGTCCGTTACGCCATACATCGTGATCGCGGACGGATTCGAAGGCCGTCCGGCTTGGAGCGCGGTTGGGTCGTAGACTTTGACCGTCTTTTGCGTGTAGAAGTCCGTCGAATCAAAATAGGTGACGTCGATTTCTGTCGCGCGATCAGCCGTACCGAGCCAGGTTTCCGTGTAGGTGTCCGTGATCATGTTGGCGACTGAGAACATCATTACCGGCGTACTTGGGGCCTCGGTAACGATGGAGTAAATCGTGCCGATCGACACGAGCTGCGCGTGACCGACGCGCAATACCAATTGCGAGGCATCCCAGATGTTTGACGCCGTGTCGAACGGGCCATTCCAGTTCAGGTCTTCCTCTACGCAATAGTTTGCCCAATTCTGGAATGCTGGCAGATCCAGTTGCGCTTCCGGTATTGAGGCGCCATAGCGCGTATTGGTCAGCATATCCCATAGAATCCATGCCGGATTGCTGCTGGCGGCAGGATACCATTGCTCTTCTGTCGCCCATGTGCCAGGCACGCCCCAGACGTTGATCAGAATGCCGTGGTGTAGGAAGGTGACGTTCGGAACGCTGGTGATTTGTGTGCCGAGAACCGCAAAGACCCCAACCAGCGCCGTGTTGGTGTAGTTTATTGCCTGGTTTTGAATCTCGTTGACGTCGGTCAGCCAGGTGTCGTCCGAGACCGTTGGGTCGGTCGATTTGAGAATCGTCCGCGACACGCGAATGTCGTATATTCCGTTCGGGATCGCGCCAGAGTAATACGAGGCGCGGAAGGCGGCCTGTTGTGCAGCCTGAAGAACCACTTGACCGGCGCCATATTGCGTGAGGGCCGAACCGTACAGGGGAATCTGCGCGTTGGCCGTGTCATAGGCGTAGTTCGCGTTCAGGTAGGCGAGCTGTGTCGGGTCTGTGACAGGCTGACCGGCATCAGCATACGTTACGCCATTTGGATCTTCTGCGCCTGCGGGAAATACCCACTGGTAGTTTGGCTGCACGACTTGATATTGATTGGTCGTCGTGTTGAGTGCCATCGCAACGCCATCTGCCGTAATCTGGATATTATCGGCGTCAACATCGGACAGCCCTGATGCCAGATAGTTACTGACGATAGCCGTGACCGCGCGCCAGCCGATGACTTGATTTGTCACCTGAATGTTTTGCCATTCGTTCGTGCCGGTCAGGCAATACTGGATAACAACACCAACCGGCCAGATGTCCAGGGCGCCGGTGCTTTGGTCGGTACGATAGAGTCCGCCTGGGCACGTAAGGTCGATGCGGAAAGAGTCAATGCTGGCCGTCGTTGTGTAGTAAATCGGCGTTGGCGTCAGGCTTTGCGACACAGAGAACGGCGCAATAACTTGATTGAACCACGGCAGTACAGGTTGGCTTGGCTGCCCAAGCCGGATGTCGGTCTGAATCTGCGTGTAGTCGGTGATCGGATTTTGATCGATCTCGATGTCGGTAATACTGGAAACGACGCCCTCGCCGGCGGCAAGCAGCATGTAAAGCAATTGCGTGTTGCCGTCATTGATGGTGTACATATCAACGATGTTGCCCGCCATGCGGAATGTGCCGTACGATACGGGCACCGGCATACCCTCGGTCGATGTCGTCTTGGCGCCGTCGATCCCGTAACTTGACGACGCCGTGGATGTCTGGGTGGGCGAACTTTGAGCGCAAAGCGAGTGAATCAGCATCGAGCCGGCCATCATAATGCCAGCTTGAATGATTGCGCCACCAACCGTCAGCGCCGTTCCGCTGAGACCAATCGCGCCAGCAATGGCGAGACCAGCGCCTGCCGTAACGACAGCGAGCGCGATCATCGCGACGATTTCAAGAATCATCTTGCCGCTACCGCCGCCACCGCCGCTACCTCCCCCACCGCCGGCCGGTATCGGGCAAACGACCAAGTTGTCGGTCTTGTCCAGGTAGGTGACAGAAAACAGCTCTTTTGGAACGATTTTGCCGTTGATGGAAACGACAGCGTTCTGGTTCGACACCACCGATGGCACTTCGGGGAAGTAGTCGTTCAGCGTCTTGGTTGCGCCCCATACCACCTCTTCGCGCACGAACTCACGCGGGTTGAACGGATTGACGATTCGGATAACGGGTATCTGAATCTTTGCCGCCGATACCGTCTTTGCTTTGCGGGCGCGCTTCTTTGGCTGTTTAGTTGCCGACATATTCGTAGAACCCTACAATTCGTTGCTTCCATCGATCGGCGCGAATGACCGTTACACCACCGGAACATTCCCACGTATGAATCATTTGATGCTGGTCAATCATGTAGCCGACGTGCGATATGTGCCCCTGAATCCGAATCAGGACAACGGCGCCAGGTCGCGGCTTGACTTCCTTCCATTGCGGCATCGTCACGCCCATCATTGCGGAAATGAGCGCCTTGTCGTCTGCAAAGCCGAAGTCGGGCAAGATGAGACCGCTTCGCTTGTGCATTTCCATCACAAGCCCGTAACAGTCGAATTTGCCTGGGCCGCGACCACCGTACTCGAATGGCGCACCGATCAGGTCGACGTAATTAGGCGCGATCATGCGCTGGTGTTTTGAGTGTTGATGCCAGGGAATGCGCCGTAGTTCGCCTGGTTGCCATGCGCAACGCACCCCTGCGCGCCATTCAGTGAAAGGTCGCATGCGTTCATCGGGCCGGTATAGTTGCATTGCGGCCCCTTGTAGCGCCATTGACAAAAGTCGCGGTACTGAATGCGATTTGGAAATGCTTTCGTCAGCAAGTTCGGTGCGCCTAGCGAGAAGGTGACCGCGTAGACGCTCGATGACGCGCCGACAACCTGAAAGTATTCGACCACTTCGGGCGGCTGCAACAGGTTGCCCGCATTGACGATAGAGACCGCGACAGCAAAGCCAACACCGCCCTGATAAAGCTGCATCTGCGCTTGAATGGCGCCGGTATAATCCTTGATGACCAGATTCACCGTGTTGAGCTTGCCGGACTCGTCGATCAACTGAATGTCGAAGCTGGCTGGAATGTAGGTGTTGCCGTTGAAGACTATCCCTTCCGTATTGCGGACGAGGTAAATCTTCTCGACCAGCGTACCAGACGCCGGATCGATGACGGAAATATCGATGCAGATAAGCCAAGGCGTGCCCGAAGAGAGCCGGTTTTTCTCGATTACGCTGGCAATGGAAAGTGATTTAGGCATAGTCCGATTATACTAAGTCACCGATGACTTATCAACACATTAAACCGATTGAAGCGTGAACTGTACGTCCCACAGGCTAGAGAAGCCGACACCGGTGTACTTGAAATTGAGCTTTTTGTCCATGAAGCGCACCTGATAGGTCGTGGCCGAGATCGGGTCATTCCACCCAAAAATCACCGAGCCGCCCTGGACTGAAGCGTAAAACGCCTGGAGCAACTGCATATCGGCGTTGCTGATTGCCGTAAAGCCGCTCGTGAACTTGGTACGCGGCGGCTTGGTCGTTCTGGCGCGCGACACGATATAACCGCCATCCGTATCGGATACGACAGCGACGTCTTCCATTTCGACCGAGTAATATTTCGAGTCCTGCTCTGTCGAGAGAACAGGGAAGAAAGGCGCCGGTGACGCCGTGCTGATGGTTGATGTTGACATATTGATCCTTACGCTGGTTTAGAGGACGACGAGGAAGACGAACTGAGCGCGTTCTGCATGCCGGTACGGAAGCTACCGGGTTGCGTTACTGCGGTCAGAACCACGTTCAAGATTGTTTGACCCGCGTTGATGGTCGGTTGACCCTGCTGCTGCGCCGCCACTTGTGTCCCGCTTTGATTGATGACGTTGACAGTGATGGCCGGAGCGGCGCTCGCTGATTCGGAGCTTGAGCCGCCACTTGTATTGATCGTCACAGGGATCGTGCGACCATCAGGCAGCGGGACATAGGCTTCAGGGCCAGCTTCACCGTAGATTGCGACCTGCGGGCTATTTGCAATACCGCCGTTCGCATACTTGCGCAATGACAAAGGCCCCTCGTTGGTCATGATCCCGCCGTTCGCAAAGGCAGAAGCGAACATATCCGCATCTGAAGCTGCGCCTGCACTACTCGCTCCGCCCATCATGCCGGCGCCGGCCGAGCCTATCCCGCCGGCGCTAGATCCACCTGCGGACGTAGCTGCGCTGTTGAGTGCTGTCGCGCACGCTTGCGCGGCGGTTGTCAATGGCGTGATGGCGGTAGTGAGCAACGATTCGAAACCGGTTACCAATGGCGTGACGCTGGTTGTTAAGCCGGTCAACGCTGTCGTGGCTGAAGTTGTCGCTGCCGTCTGCGAAGCCGTCGACGCCGCGTTCGACGCCGCACCCGACACGCCGCTCGCCGCCGAACTCATGCCGTAGTCGCCCGCCTGTGTCATCGCGCCGGACGCGGGCGTGTTTGATCCCGTTAGGCCCGTGCCGCCACTAGGTGCCGACGAGCCGAACAGGCTCGCAAACTCCGACTGAAGTCCAGACGTTGCCGAGTCGATGACGGTCTTCATCGAATCGCCCATCGCCTTCTTGATAGCAATATCCATGATGCCGGTCAGGATTTGCTTCATATAGGACGACACGGTTTGCTTGAATTGCTTCAGGCGGCTTTCGCCTTTATGCATGGTCGTTTCGAGCAACGTGATAAAGCCGTTCGCCCACTGATCTTGCAGCCCTTGCAATTGCTGCTGCGTGTCTGCCCATTGCTTCGCCAGGCCATCCATCGGCGTTTCGAGTGCCTTTTTCAGCTCTGCGGCCTGCTGCTTTGCTTTGGCCGTCCGGTCGGCGTCCAGCGCCTCGATGACGACATTTGCCTGGCGGTTGACCTGTTCGATCTGGTCCGCTGCTTGCATTTCCAAAACCTGCCGCGCCAGGTCGTTGCCCTTATACAGCTCTAATTGCGCGTCAAGGTTTGCCTTGATGTCGTTAATCGAGTTGGCAAGACTATCCTTGATGGCGTCCTCGCGCGAATCAAGGACGTCATTGATCTTCTTGTTGGCGTCACCTTGCTCTGACGTAATGGCTTCGTTGTGTGACATGCCGCTGGTGTCGGTCTTTTGCGACTGCTTGTCGTTTGCGGCCTGGTTCGCGCCGTCGGCAAGCGCCTGCCCCAAAAGCGCCTTGTCCTTCTTTTGACCCCACGCCTCAAATGCCTTTGCGCCGGCGCCAAGTCGCTCTTCAGCCCGATCCAGTTCCCGCGTCAGCGCGCGGAAGGCGTCGGTTTGCTTGGACAAGTTGCCATCATCGAGGCGATCCATCGCAAAGTCTGTTTCATCCTGTGCGGCGGCGACACGCTCATTGGCAAAGGTAACGGCTTTGATCTGCTCGGCCAACAGCATATTGGCGGCTGTTTGGGCCTTTAGGTCGGCGATGCGCGACGAATCTGCGCCTGGCGTGGATCGCGTTTCTTTGCCCTTGCTATCTCTTGAAGTCGTGTCGTATTGTCCAGCTTTGCGGTTTCCCTCAATAACTGCTGCTGCTTCTGCATTCAGATCGGACAGCTTCTCGCCGCCGCTGATAATGGACTCCAACTTGATCTGTTGCTCATCGACCTTGGCTGCGGCGGTAGCGAGCGCCGCTGTCAGTGGATCTTCTGCGGGTGCGCGTTCTTTACTTACTGGCGAAAAGTTCGACTTAGGCGGCGTAAAGGCGCCAGGGTCGGCCGGGGTCGCCCCTCCCTTCGTAGCGTCAGCCTTCGCCGCGCCCGCCTTGGTTGCGTCCGATAATAGCTTCTGCGCCTGTTCGGCCGCTTTTGCAGTATTGGCTGCGCGAGCAAGAATGTTCTTGTTTTCTTGCTCGTTCAAGTCGTTGAGCTTCTGCTCCTTGAGTTTTATCCCATCCTCAAGCGATTTGACCGCCGCTTCTGCTTTGCTTGCGGCACTGGCGCTCGCGGCAATAGCCACCTCGCCGCTATCTCCACCGGCATGTTTTGAAGTGTCTGCGAAGTTTTGCTCGGCCGCTGCGGCATCCCGCTTCGCTTGCTCCAAACTTGTCTTGTCAGAGGAAATGCTGTCAGAAATCTTATTGCGGGCTACCGCATTCTCGCCTCCGCTTGCAACTTGCAGCTCTTCCTGCATGCGCTTGATCGCCTGATCGACCTCCGCGACAACCTCGCCGGTCTTCTCTTTGGCCTTTTCAGCAGCGGTCGCGGCGTGGTCGCCGAACGCATCCCACAGCCCGATAGCAACGGTCAACCCGGTAATTATTAAACCGATTGGGCCGCCGAACAGACTAAGCGCGCCATTCAATGCCCGCGCGCCAAGTGTTGATGCCTTCTGTGCATTTTGCAATGCCGTCTGCGCGGTCGTGTGCGCGATTGTTTTAGCCGTAGCGTTTGCTTGCGCCGGAATGAGCTGATTGACTGCGCTTGTCCACTGACCGTAGCCTTTGGCGTTTGATACCGTCGCCTGCGCCTCGGCAAGCTGAATTTGTGCCAATTCGCGGTGGGCGAGGGCCGAACTTTCAGCGGTTGCAAGATTGGCGACCATTTCCTTGCGCGCGCTCGCGGTAGAGGTCGCAAGGCCGCTGGTCGATACCTCCATCCCCTTTGCAGAGTTGGACGCACTACTCAGCACACTCGATAGGTTGCCAACGACACCAAATACACTCTTGAAGCCTTGAAAGGCCATATTGACAGCCAGGCCGGCTGTGGCAATCACAGCGAGTTTGGCGGCAGTTGGATCGTTCTCGCCGAATTCGCGAAGCGTAGTCACAACGGACGTGACGACTTCCATCATCGGCTTGAGAACTGGAATTAGGATGTTGCCGACAACTACGCCTAACTTTTCCAATTGGGCGTTTGTCGTCTGTACAGCCATCCCCCAGGACTTCATTATCTCTTCCTGGTCTTTGCCATACGAGGGCGCGTCTTTGGATGCTTGTACCTCTTTCCCGATCCGGTCTTGCGTACCCTGCGAGGCAAACGTCGAATAATACTGCGATTCGCTTGTGTTACTGAATGCGCTTTGGGCGTATTTGTTGAACGCTCTCGATTGAGCGGCATCTGACTTTCTGTCGTCGCCAGGGGCAAAGAAGCGGAAGTCGTTGGGATTGGATGCTGCCAGCTTCTTCTTCACCTCGTTAACCATGTCCATTGCGAACTTGGTCATGTTCTCGGCCGCGTGTTCAGATCCGGCGTATGCAACCGTTTTAAAATGACTCGGCAACGAGTCGTCGTCACCTACCCCATTTGCCTTATGAAGCTGGCTCTTGTCAATAACGCCGAACTCGGTCAGAAGGTCGACTGCGTTTTGTGTTTCGGCGACACCCCCAGCGGCCCGTTTCTCGGATTGCTTCTGCATCGTGGCAAAGGTTGACACGCCGCCCGCGCCTCCCCCGCCACCACCGCCGGCAACCTTGAATTGCGCCGCTGCCGCATAGTCCCAAAGGATCGATTCGTTGTCTTTCGCAACCGCATTACCAGGACCGCCACGACGCATCAGCGTTTCGTAATCCTGCACGCCCATCTTCCCTTGGCTCAATGTGATGGCGCGGGCAAGATTGTCCAGCGTGTCGAGCATTTTTTTCGGGTCTTGGGTAATGCCGCGCGCCTCCATCACGCCCATCACGTTCTTGGCGAAATCTTCCTTGTTGGCGACAAGCGCAGGAAAATCCCGTTCCAGAACGGTCAGCACCTTGGCTATCTCTGGAACAATCACGCCCAGGTTCTTCTGGTCGGTGCTTACTGTGCCGGCGGTTGCCGCCATAGTCATCTTCAGCGAATCGGTTCGACCCAGATTCGGATTTGCATCTTCGACCTTTTTTGCCAGTTCGAGCGTGTTCTTCGCGCCTTGGGCACCGTCAATTCCGGCGCCGCGCATACGATCGACGATGCGTTGGTACTCGTCAGCGTCCTTGACTGAAGCCTTTAGCGCTTCCTCTATCTTGCCGGCGGCGTAGAGTTCGGCCAAACCTTTCCACATATCGTTGGATTGGGCGCCTAGCTCTTTTTGCTCCGCGAAGTGTCTCTTTTGCGCATCCGCGACTTCTTGATTGGCTGCGGCGATAGTTCGAGCCGTCTCTACCGCTGATGCGCGCTTCTCGGCATCAGCAGCGCGGGCAGCGTTGGCGCTCATCTGGGTGATTTTTATCACCTCTTCGGCATTTGCCTTTCCGACGGCAGCAGCAACCGATGACGCAGCGGCCTCTTCTTGGATTAATGCGATCGATTTTTCAATCTCTGCATTCTTCCATTTCATTTCATCAACGGTTGCCTGCACATGCTTTGCTTCAGCTTCCGCTTCGCTCGCCCCCTGCGCAAACGGCAAGGCTTCCGCTTTGATTTGCTCGCCCTTCGCGGCGTTCTTTCCAAAGTAGTTCTTGGCCGGCGCGACATTCGCGCCATGCAGGTGGTTTAATTTTCCTTGCAATGCTTCCAGCTCTACAAGCATGGCCTCGCGGGAGGCGATGATTTTGAGATTGCCGGCGCGTTCCGCCTCCAGCGCCTTCAGACGGTTTGCGGCAGTACCTTCGGCCGCACGCTTACCTGCCGCGACACTGGCGGCGTTTGTTTCATCAAGTTGGAGAATGCTGGCAACTGTGCTGCGAATTGCCGGCGCTAGCGTTGTCAGGCTCTCGCTATAGAGCTTTGCCCAGCGATCCGGTGACGCTGCGTTAAGAGATTTGGTGGATGCCGCAAGGGTATCGACGCCATCAGACGCGGCTTCTGCCTTTTCGCCAACACTAGCGAACTTGCCGCCAAGCTCGCTTAGTTGCTTGGAGATACCTTCGAGATTCTTGTTGACGGACTTGAAGCCGTCACCGAACGAGGAAATGCTATCCGTTAAATCAGAAACGGAACCCTCCAGTGATTCGGCAACCTTGCCGACACTATTGAGTCCCGCTTCCAACAGCTTGACTGTATCGGAAGCGCTCTTGGTCTTTACACTGAACCCCGCGTCATCCAGGGTTAAAACGACCTTGATTTCCTTGCCGATAGACATGCTGACCTCGAACTATAACATTTTTGAAAGCATCCTTAACCCCTCAAAACCAGCCACGTCACGTTCGGCTTCATAGGGCAAAGGCGCGTTTTGCGCTACTGTTTCCGCCTTTACAATCGTCCCGATTTCGATGACCAGTTGCTTTCTGTATTCTTTTGCAGCTTCGCCAGCCTGCCCGCATACAGCAATGGTCAACTTGCGCATATCTGCCTGCGCCATCACTCGGTCGACGTTTCCACTCAAAAGCCAAAACGCCTTGAGCCGGAGCGTCATCATTTCGGCGTAACTTATTGAATAAAAGTGCATGACCCGACAGAAGAAGAAACCGAAATCGATTTCTTCAATCTTCGGGCCGGTTAGTTTCCCGCTGGCGCCGCTCCATCTGGCGTTGCGTCTGAGGCCGGGTCAGCCGCCGGAGTTTCATCTGTCGCGACTGCCGGAGCTGGCGCGGAAGTGTCGGTTTGATCTGGGACATCGTTACCGCGAACAAATGCGGCGATCTGGGAAAGGGTAGTCAAGGGAACGCCAGTCAATGCCTCGCGCGGCAGGTTGGGAACGCTACGCACGAGCATGTCGACCGTGGCTTCAATCTGCACGTCCAGGGTTGCGTCTTTGGGGATTGCTTGAGCTGCTTGAGTCGTCAGAATGAAGTTCTCGACGGTCATTTCTGGAATCGTGTACGTGATGCCGCCAAGCACTAACTCGCGTGTCTCTGCCGGCGTCAGTGCGTCAAGGTTCAGAATCTTTGCCATTTGGTATTTCCTTGTGAATAAGCCCCGCCAAAAGACGGGGCTTGGTTGGGTTGAAAGTTAGCTTAAGTCACCTGTGACTTAGTTTCCAACCGTAAAAAGTTGGCCGGTAGACGAGTTCGGGTAGCCGTTGAAGTCGACGTTGTAAATTCGCTCTTTTTCCAAGTTGTAGGCAAAGGTCAACGCGCCGGCAGTTGCGGCCAACGGAATCACCAAATCGTCCGAAGTGTCGCCAATTGCGTTGGAAACGGGGTGCAGACGCAGTGGCTTCGCGTTGGTCAACAGGTTGGTGCCGATGCCGTTCGAGACCGCAACGTAGTCGTTGATACCATCGGTGCCACCCAACAGAGTTGTGCCGGACATCGTGATTGCGGCGCCTGCTGTTCCTGCTCCAAGCGTGAACGCATTGCCAGCGGCCGCCGTCACGTTGAAGGTAACGCCAACAACTGCACCAGTGACTTCGTACGACGCTTCCGATACCGCTGCAAATTGACCGAACGAAGTGCAAGATACCAGCGCTTCGTTCAATGCGGCTGCGGTAGCGGCGACGGTGCTGCCTAGTAGCACTTGGTTGTTTGCGCCGGTCAGTTCGCTGACGAACGTGAAGGTGACGCCATTGACGACGATGGTGCTGCCGGAAGCTGGTTGAGTGACAACGGTAATCGAGCC